GTTATGGATTAGCGTCCTTTACTGCTTTGATGTGGGTTGCCCACGTACCCGTTGTATCTAGTTTACCTGCAACAATATCCTTGTATAACATATCTAATTGATCTACCAAACTATCATAAGCTGCTCTTCTTTTAGATCTATAACTGTCATATTCTAAATCCCAAGCAGCTTGTAATGTAACAAGTCCATCTGTACATTCTTTTTCAGTAGGTTTTGTACTTCCATCATGTATTACAAGATTTGAATAAATTTTATTAGTGGGGTCACTCCAACCAAACCAACAACCTTGTTTTACTGTTATTAAATAATGTTCAATATGTGTAGGTCTCATTATGTATCTCCTAATCTTGTAAAGATTGCATATGAATCATTTCTGCCTGAATCGGCAGCCCAGTTAACAGTATTATTAATAGTTTTAAATTTTACTTTACAATTAGTTGTGCTTGTAACATCAAATATTAATTCAGCATGAACGCTAGTATATAGATTACCACCATCATCATTATTCATGTGAGAATATGCCCAAGATTTTGTGTTGTAACTACTATTGTTAGTAGTTGTCATTATATGAAGTTCAATATTATCTTGATCGTCATTTTTATAACCATATAGTTGACACATAATATGCCAATGGCCTGTTGATGGAAATGTAAAAATGCCACTACTTTGAGTAAATGTTGCGTTTTTATCACTTTCAGACCAGTTTACAATAGGATCTGCAGCCCCTGACCAAGTAGTATTTACTCTCCATTGTGCAAAATCCATATTAACAGGTACATTTGTCAATGAAGCACCTGATATGGCAGGTAATGCTCCTGATAATTTAGAAGCTGATACTCCATTTATATCCGCATCTATTATGCAACCATCAGGCAAACCTCCTGCTGAGATTCCTGTAACTGTTCCTGATCCGTTAATTGCAATAGGCATAATTTAAACCACCGTATAAACTGAACCGCTAGGTATCGTGAGGGTCACGCCTGCGTTAATTGTAATTGGTCCTGCACTTAGAGCATTACAAGTAGCTCCAAATTCAGTGCCTAATGTGTAATTAGTCGTCATGGTTGTTCCATTCTCCATGAACAGCTTGTCAGAGCCTCCTCCGACGGCTCCACCCCCTGACTGATCAACGAATGAGAGCGTTCCTCCACCATCTGTAGCAAGTACCTGTCCATTCGACCCCTGGCCCGTTGGGAAGGTAGCAACTTTGGTTCCGTTAGAAGTAATAGAAACCAATCCATTACCACTTTTAAATATTCCTGTATCAGTATCTGAGCTGAATGTTATAGAAGGAACTGCGACAGTTCCATCTGGAAATGTTCCACCGGCATTTAAATAATCTGCACCGGCAAGTATCACTCCAAAGAATGATTCTCCTGAAGCTGGAGCAGAACTAAAAACTATGTTTGTACCAGTAAATTTAAATCCAGTTGTACCTGTAGAATCAGGTTTCTGGATTACACCACCAACAGATATTATGCATTGTATTTCATACTTTGGGAAAGGAACTGGTGAAGAACCTCCGACCTGTAGAGCAAAAGAAGTGGTACTACCATTAAAACTACCGGATATATCATCTATAGTTTTGTAATCTTCGTTTGCCCTTATGTCATTTCCAATATATGGCATGACTGTTTAACTACTATATTCTTTTTCTGTTCTTATTTTACAGCGAGTAATCTTCTGACTTATGTATTAGGACCAGCTGTTGATGGTTGTGTTGGCCAGACAACATCATCAGGAGTCTTATCTTTATAAGTCTGAGGAATATCTCTAATAACTTGTCTATATGCAGCCCATTGAGCTTGATCTACAGTTGCACCAGATGTCATTGTCCAATCTGTATCTCTTAATATCTGATTTCTTTTAGCTCTAACATCATCCCAAGTTAATCCATCAGCAGCTTCGGCTGTGTTTGTCTTTGCCCACTCAAGGTACTCTTGGTAGTCTGTGTTTGCAGGGTCAAATGGAATTGAAGTTTTACCATCTTTTAATACAGCACAATCTGCTGTACGTTGTGCATTTTTTTGTAATTTATATGTTGTCATTAATTAAAGCTCCGCAGAAAAAACAAATTGACCAAAGCCAGAGTTAGAGAATATTTGTCCTGATAAACCTGTGGTATAGCTTGAGGCAAGAGTAGCTGCAAGCATACCATCATAACCCCAAGTTCCTCTATCATTTCCATTGGCAGTTGTAAACTCTGATGTAATACTAGATACTGCTGTAGCAGTCCAACTACCAGTAAGAACACTAGCTTCAAAACTACCAGTAGTTGATACGCTTGGTGCTGACCTCATTGGTAATAAACCAACCATAATATAAACTCCATTCCCTGCTCCATGTACTACAACATTAGCAAAGTTCATTCTTTCGCTTGTTGCATTACTTGTCATTACTTGGCAGTAACGAGAACAAAGACTTTTCTCAACTGCTAATGACCTATGCTCAAAATCTGTTGCCACACTGCCTAATTCTAATTGAACTCCTGTAACATCAAATGTTGCATCATTTGTTGTATACCATGTTGTAGTATTGTCAGCAAAACGAGAACTACTACTATAAGTAGCCCATGATTCTAATGTCACACCACTAGCTGTATAATTCGTGCCTGCAAAAGGCCAAATATCAATATATAATCCAGCTCCATTATTATTATCAATATCTACAGTTGGGCTTGTATTGCCAGGTATTTTGACCGTTACTTTTTTCCAAGCACCAGCAGTCAATGCAAAACTAAAAGGAAAACTTCTTTGAGTTCCATCAACACTCTGTATGTTCCCATAAAAAGTTTGTGTAACACTTGATTTTACCCAAAAAGATAAAGTGAGAAAACTTGTAGCTGATTGAGATCTCCAACCAGAGTTTGCTATGTTCTGTGCCTCTAATGCCTGTCTAAATAAAATATAATCAGCAGCCCCAGCACCACCTGTCTGGTTTCCATTTGTAATTCTTAAATATTTTGTAAATCCTAATTCATATGGGCCAGCGTCACTACTTGATATGCTTTCTTGTGAAGTAGTTGGTGCTTCATCTGTACCGTTGAATAAAGTTTTCATACGATCAACTACAAATCCCTCAGAGGTAGATGACGTACCACGTTGAGCCACTTGCATAGCTCCGTTGATTATTAAATTCTTATTAGCACCAACCTTTGCTTTAAGTTCTGTTCCTAAAGTAGAGGTCTTTACATTCGTAGAAAGTCTATCTGAGCTTACTGTATTAAGAGCCATTTGTTATACCTCCTTAAGTCTGTTCTAGATAACTTACTGCTGCATCTAAAGCACTTGCCGTCCCAGCTCTGATCCTTAAAACATCACTAGATTCCATAATTATTTTTGATCCACTTATAACTTCTAAAGAAGAACCTGCAGGAACTGGAGCATTCCTTATTATATAAACATCATCTCCTGTATTTGTTACTAAGTATACATCTACATCTGCACTAGATCCAGTTTTATTCGATATAAGACAGCTTAATAAAACTAGTGTTGCAGAACCACCTGCTGTTACAACATTAGTTCCTGAATTGGAAATAACCGCATTACTAACATCGGATTTTGTATCAATTTTAAAGGTGTTTGCCATATTAACCTAAAGCGAGTATGAGAGCGAGTTGATCTGGTATATCAGAGGTTCCCGAAACTGTGAGATTACCTCCTATAGTGATGTTGCCAGGAATTGTAATTACGCCCGTTGCATCTATTTTAATCCTAGCATTACTACCCGTTACTATTTGTAGCTGATCCTGTCCTGGACTAAAGACACCAGTGTCAGGGTCTCCTGCGAATTTCAAGGCACAACTGGTCAATGATCCTAATCTAAAATTTGCATTACTTGCATCCTCCAGCATCAAAGGGAATCCCCCTGCTGTAGTTGCATCATGTATACAAACAGTTTTCTTCTCAGTATCTACAGTTACTTCACCGACTGCACCTGTAAAACCAGAATGCTCCCCTGTCGTTCCTCTTCTAAATTGTACTTGAGTTGCCATAATACTATCCTAAAGCCACTGCTATTGCGGTGGCAAAGCTTTCCGTTGCAAATGCAGTCGGCATATTGATTGTGACCTTGCTACCTGTTGCAG